TACGGTAGCAAGATTCCACGTATAGGGAGTTTCTTCCGTAACATAATCAGCTATAATTCTTGCAGCTCCCAGATTAATAAAATCTTTTGTGATAAGTGTCTTAGATTTCCAAGTTATTTTTGAAGATGGCTGCGCAAGGTCATCCCAATGGTATATATCTCCTGACGTGCCTGACACTACATATAAAATATTAGTAAGCGAGTCATACCAAGCTGCTGAAAATATAAAATCGGAATTAACGAATGATGGAGTCTCTTGCTTAGCACCAAATTCGAGCACAATGGACCCGGCGGAGTGAGATGCAAAGTACGTATCCTTATAGGACACACCAATAATTGTTTCGGGATTAAGCGATTCGTTCCATGTATCACTACTATGAATCAATCTCGTAGAGAGCTGCGCGCCAGCAGATGGTGCCCAAACAGCCAGACCATCATGCGTAGAATAAACGATACCGTAACTGGTCTCAACAATACTTCTACTATTCAAGCAAGGATATCTAGAAGGTAATTTAGCTTGCGTTAAAACTGCCGGATCACTACCGTCAACGATATATGGGTAAGACTCGGTAAGCACCAGCAACTGACTACCGACCGAAGCTAAACCTACAATATTACTTTCGAAGGATCGTTTATATTCATCTGGCCACGCATGAAAGCGATTAGGTTCAGAAAAATATAAGTCATTCCCTACGAAACCTGCAAGGAATGTACTTTGAACAACGGTCAAACCCTTAAGATCATCAGGCGGTGCAAGATAACTACTTGTAGCTAATACAGTATTTAAACTTTTATAGTTAAAATCATCGGTAAAATTATAGTTGCCAGCATCACCCCAGTATCTAGCAGTACTAGTAGGGAGTTCTGACACGTCGTAATAAAGCGTACCAGAAGCAGCCGTAGAAGATATGGTAGCCGCAGTCTGTGCATAAGTGAATGAATATTCATCAATTACTTCAGATACGATACCGCCGGTAATATCAAACGTAGCTGAACTACAACCACTGATCTTAAATCTATCAGCAGCAATAAGATTATGCGGATACTGAAACGTCACCGTAGATATATTAGATGCTCGCGCTACAGTTGTAATTGTATTTGGAAACCAAAGAGTTTGAAGAAGATAATACTCAGCTTGCGTCGTACCGGAAAGAGTACGGTAGAGCCGAATACCACGAATAAAATTATCCCCCGAAGGTGCGGCTGTAGGTAAATTAGATACCGTAACAATCTGACCTTCTTTAATAAATAGCGCAATAGATGGGTCAGAACCAATCGACTCCTCATTCCATGGAGTATACCATGTATATAAATATGTACGTCCTTGAATAGCACCACCAAGGTCAATCGTACCAGCGGATGCAGTACCGGCTGGACCCACTGCATAATAACTAAATGATGTAGAACTGATAACCGTAGCAGTTGTGACTACGTTAAACGTCGTAGGTGTAACGCCGGATACAGATATAGTAGCGCCGTCTTTAATATTATGGGCGCTCGAAGTCGTGACTGTTACGTTGTTAGCACTATCCCGGCTATATGAACCAGTCGTTATAGCTGTAAACGCTGTAGCTGTAGTCGTAGCCTTCTGTGTAGGAAGCGGTAGGCCAAGTTCATAGAATCCAGTTGCTGAAGGATATGGCGCAGATCCACTCGTAGCCAGTCTATAGTTACTGACTTTAGGCTTACCATCACCGGTATAGTAGAACCGTTGTTCGTTCAGCGAGTCTTGCGCAGGCGTAACAATGTCAACATCTGTTAGCCATGATAACCAAACAAGAGCGTCTGTACTTGGATTTCTAAGTGCATAGAGTGTCTTGATCGTCCCAGTACGGGAGGCAGAAGCCACAATATATGGTGAGCTAAATGGGATAAGATCACCGGAATATAGTTTACAGTTCTGCGCAATTTGCGCAGCCGTAGCTGGTAATAACTCTGAAGCTGACTTCGGAGTTGTACCTAAGAATCCGGTGATCTTAATAGCTGGCATTTATTTGCAGCCGCCCTTTTTAACCATGCCGCCCTTTTTATAAGCAGGCATTTTCTTTTCCTCAGCCATGACAACTTTACCTTTTGGCATCATCTTGCCCTTTGGCATCATAGCTTTTGATTTACTTGCAGCGTTTTTCATGTTCCCTCACAGTATGATTTACGTCGCGCATTATGCGCTTTCACTTCCTCAATGGTCTGGACAGTGTCCTTCTTAGACCAAGAGATCGGACGCCAGACTAAACAACTAGTCTCGGCGGTGGCCATCGTCGTCGAACAGCTTGCCATTAGCGGACTCAGCGCGAGACTTAGCATCAGCAGCCAACGCATTTTCTAATCTCCTACGAGCGTCTTCCTCTTGAGCCTTGCGAAGCCCGCTCTCACCTTCCTGCCTACCCTTCTCCTCAGCCATGCGAACAGCAGCCCACACAGCCACATAGATAGTAGCAAAAAAACCAGCGATACCCGCAAGCGCCACAAAGAGGATATTCATTATTTAGCGCCCGGAGGGGTAGATGTGATAGAACGCATCACTGCCATTACGACAGACATAGCGATGATCGACCAGCCCGCCTTGGGGTCCTGAAGGAAAGAGTTCCAATCAGCAACCGCGAGAGCGCCGAACGCTGCCGTCAGAGCCGAAAGAAGATAAGTGCGCCATCCGATAATCATAATGACCTCCATGCGTGGGCCGCAGCCACTCCGAGTTTAGCAGACACAGATGCTGCAAGTGCAGCAATACCAGCAATCACTAGTTTCATAAAGAAATCAAAGTGATCCGGGTGCATCATTTCTTCGGGTCCGGGTAGAGCTTATGAGGAAGCTGCCAATGCGGACCGTCTTTGAACGTCCAGTCGCCGCCCCATTCTACAGGGACTTTAACATCCTTCGCTGCTTGTTTCACCACCTTCGAAAGCTGATTATACAACGGCCAATCCCAGCGAACTTCACCATTAATCAACGGCGCGAGGTCAACAGCGAATCCGTGAATGTGCCGCGACCTCATGGTGCGCGTAGCCTTCTTGGCAAATAACTCCCGTTGACGTTCCACCGTACGCTTGCCTTCAAGGACGGTAAAATCAATCGGAGAAATCTCAATGGCGCGACGAACTACTCTGATGAGATCAGGGTGTACGCCTTTAAGCCGTTGCTCGGAGCGAGTACCTAGCTTGTACCCCATTATTTATGCCCCTCTTTTTCCAGTCTAGTTTCTATCCGGCTGACAATCTGCAGGATACTAGCCAGTCTTTCATCAGACCGAACTTGGCCTGTCTCAAGAGAGCGAATACGAGCCTCTGCAGCATTCTGCATCGACTCTAATTCTTTGATTCCTTTGTGAGTTAAGTCACTGCGCTCAGACATAGACCCCCAAGCGACGGCAACTGCGACTCCCATCGCAGCTAAATTAATTAGATTACCTAGAGAGAAGTCCCAACGCATAGGCGACTCTTCCATTAGTTAGCCCCAATCACCGAGGGAGACTACGGATGAATCTCCAGCGCGATAAGCTTTAAAGTAGCTATTAGTCCCAACAATAGCAGCGTTTGCTACGCTGAGAGATACTTGAGGTATCACTGTGCCCGCCGATGTAACACGGATCACACCGTTTATATATGCCATACCAACGGTATTAGTATTGGCAGTGACAAGCGTGGTATTTGCTGTTGTGCTAAAAGTCTGTTCCACTGCCGTGGCAGTAGCCAGTACAGAAGGTTTAGCTGCCGATGACCGCCAAGATTGAGTAATTGTAGCGGAACCTCCTAGCGCAAAGCCAAAGGAGCCGCTGGAAGAACTCATATTTGTAAGCGATATACCGCACTCAAAGAAATAAGTGCCGGTAGATAGCGTGATCGCTCCGTTAGTAGGGCCACCGCCCCCATCAAAAATTGGCTGCGCTGCAGTTTGGCTTGTTAATGTATTGGCAGACGTAAGGACTATAAACGTACTATTTAAAGTAGAGTCATTTATAGCGTCTGTAATACCCTGCGCCGTGATGCGTAACTCAACAATAGACCCTGAAGGAAACCCAACTGCAGAGGTACCTTCCTGCGCACGAACTATGCCGAGAGTATCAGTGGAACGAGAGGTAACTTTAACAATTTCAAATGCCCCGCTTGTAGCGGTCAGAGTCGCATAAAAATATTCACCAGCGCCAACAGTCGGAAATGACGCACCACCACCTGCGGTCAATGCCGCTGATGTATCAGAACTAGATATCGCAGAGGATAAGTATCCAATAGCATTGTTTTTAAACTTGACAGTCATCCCTGTCTCCTACGCAAATTTAGGGCTGCGGGCAGTCATAGCACCGCGCATGTTAGATAAATTAGCGCGAGCGCGCCGTTCACTCAGATGGAACAAATATTGCCGAGAATGGTACGAAGCCAATTCTATATTCGACCATGTAACATTTGGCATGAGCATAAGTTGTTGCAACGCACCATGAACGATAACGTCTTCTAGCTCATCAAGTATGTGTTCTTCCATACCATCAGCATCGCGCCGAGGTTTAAGCGCGTAGAACATACGCATTGTATAGGTCTTAGAATTGTCCGGCATAGGGAGCACAATATACTTATCAGGGACTACCTGACAGATTGCGCGTGGCTCAGAACCATCGACCATAGTCGGATCAAGAATATTGAAATTACCACTCAGGTCTGCACGGGCATAAAGTAAACTAATAGCTGAAGTCGCAGTACTTGATGTACTGGTTTCCAATAGCAACGCACTACCACTTTCCTGTGTCAGCAGGTCTGCAGCGTCTGTCGAATCCAGAGCTTCAAGAGAACTATAAGTATTAGCTTCGTTGTACTCTACTTTATTGAACTGGTTAGAATTTAGAGGAGCTTTAGTTGTGTCGCTCCAAGCAACGTCTGCTGTATATCCACTAAAAAGATCAGCCCATTGAGGATAAAGATACAACGCATCCTCAAGAGTTAATTTCTTGAGTGGTTGGTCATTCATCATAGCATCAAAAATAACATGCACATCTGTATTAGCTGGCTTATTGTATCCGTATTCATATGCACCGGGAGACAGATTAAACGTAGGTTCAACGTGCCGCCATAATAGCGTGCGTTCACAAGTCCTAATCGCAGACTTACGAATCTCACGATTAATCACCGGTTGCGGACATCCGGGTACATTTGCACTAACTTCTTGAACTAGCGTGGAAAAAGCTCGGTCTGCCATTAGATTACCTCTCCAGCAATCTGGTCAGCGCGAGACGGCTTCATACCAGCAGGTTTTGTATCTGTAACAACACGACCCTGAAGTGAAGCACTAAGCTGGCTCGTAAAGAGCTGCAAGAAGAACTCAGCACGCTTAGAATTAACTGCCTCATCATCAATTGATTCAGCCAACCATACTACACCATCGACAATTGTCGGGAAGAACGCTTCGCTTGGCGTTGTGATTGTATCCCCAAGTGCGTAGTCAGAAGGGACTTTAGCATATTCACCTACAAGTACAGTGCCGGATACTGGTGGTGGATACAGAAAAAAACGCTCAGAGTTCTTAACGTGCCGCATAAAATTGACGGGGGAACCGGCAGTCGTATTCATCCAATCAGGAGCGTACCGCGCCATAGTCTCACGGTCTACTTCCGTAATTGCATTGCCGCCTTTAACTTGAAATATATCAATAAGTCGTAGCGCATCAGAAGGGAGTGACTGCACTGCAGTGCCAGCGGTTGTAGGAATATCACCGATCTCACCAAACAAGTCGGGACGAAGCACCACCATACGCTTAATGGTCTGGTTGACAAACTTCAATAGGTCAGCATCACTGTACCTATTTGGCGTGTCAACATCCTGCAGGATATTTCTGGCCTCGGTGATGACTTCTGCTGGTGTCACTTACAACCCCCGCGAGGCTTCTTGATTAAGCTCTTCATTAGTATACTCAGGTTCTTCAGGGATGTCATCCGTATGAAGGTCAACTCCCTTCCGTTTCTTACCTTTACGTACTGTTTTTACTATCGGCGCAGTATCCTCGGACTCAAGTTCCAAAGCTGCAACAATATCAGCAACTTCTTCTGCAGCCGGAATTTCCTCAGCGAATTTAGCTACCCGCGACTTAATCGCTGGAGTTAAGAATTTCTCAGGGAACGCAACCTCTTCTGAAACTTCTTCCAGTTTAGGATGCTTGCCTAGGTACTTATCCCACTCGTAGATAGTACCATCCTGCTTATGCCGAAGCCACCGGGTCATTTCTTCATAGCCTTCTTTTTACCGACCATGCCGCCTTTTTTATATCCTTCACCTTCGTCTTCATCATGGCCACAACTAGCGCCTTTGCCGCGCATCTTCTTACCACTACCTTTTTTCATAACGACGATCATCAATGCTGGCATCTTTGCTTTCTTTGCCGGTGCTTTAGCCATTATTTAGTTCCCTTCCGTTTACCTGATGGTGACACAGGCCATGCCTTACGAGCAGGACCAGTCTTCTTAGAAGCCATTGTTTTCTTTTCTGATGCGGTCATCTTAGATGCCGCCGCTGCCGGACGACAAGCTGGATATCCTCGCTTATCTTTTTCACCAGAACGACCGCAGGATTTGCCGGTCT